ACATCATCTTCAAGTGCCAGATAATTATATCCATCGGTTGTCTTTAAACACCCTTTCTGCCCCAGCACACTATTAAAAAATCCATTCTTCAATGTACCATGATAGTTATATAAGTCAATCAATAAGTCTGCCGGATAAGCACGGTCTACCCACTGCGGACAGTCTTTTATTTTATATTCTTCTGTCTCACCAGTAATTGCATTACAAAGCACCACTTTTCCAATAGTCTGTCCGCCAAATAAACCAATATTAAATTTCTTTACCGGACAAATCCAATATGGTACTCCATCATCATTAATTTCAAAGCTCAACTGGTCAAACATATACGTCGGATAACGAAAACGAAGATGTCGGTAAATATTCCGATTAAGCAGCTCTGACTCTGAATACTTAATTCCATCCTCCAGCTTTACCAGTTCCGTATTCTGTGTTGCCATATCAATCCGAATATAAGCCGGAATTCCGTCTTTTTGATTGGTCAGCCATTTAATTGCATTTGCATACACCAGTGGTGTGACACGATACGGCTGTCCCTGATAATTAATTTGAGAATACAAATCACTGACTTCAAACTGAGAAACCATATCTACCATACTTCCCATTTTTCGATTTCCCAGTAATACTGCAGAATCTTTATCCAGAAGCGGAATCTGATTAAAACTGATTTCCTGGATATCTTCTGTAAGGTCCCGTTCCTCCGGGGTCACAAGATTTTGATATTTCTTTGCATTGATAATTGGAGAAGAAAGCAGAGAACCCACCGCATATACTGCAATGATTACAAGCATTAAAATAACACCTGCTTTGATTCCTTTGCTTTGTTTTAATTGAATTGTTCCATAAAGTCTTTTCCGAATTGCATAAACAACCACAATAATTCCAATTACTGCGACAAGGAAAAACCAGAATCCACTTTCATGGATATTAATTGCAGGCAGTTCAATATAATAATATAAAAATGCCAGCAAAAGAACAGCAATTCCTGCTAATAATTTCTTTTTCATAAATCTAAATTCCTTTCTTTTTTTGTATTACGGTACAGTGTAACACAAAACCGAAAAAAAAGATATCCCGAAAGCCCCACTCTTTCGAGATATCTTCTTAAGTTTTCTTAAATTATTTTTAAGCGTCTGCGCCTTCTTCCTGACGAGCTTTAATTTCCTGTTCCTGAATATCAGACGGTGCCTGCTCATAACGGGCAAACTCATAAGAGAACACTCCGCTTCCTCCTGTCATAGAGCGCAGGTCTGTTGAATATCCATAAATCGAAAGCATCGGAATATCCGCTTCTACGATTGTACAACCTTTATGCTGGGCATCTGGATTCATTCCAAGAACACGTCCTCTTCGTTTATTCAAATCACCCATAACGTCACCGGTATATTTGTCCGGAACATTAATTTTCATAGATACAATCGGTTCTAACAATACTGGAGAGGCTTCCAGAAAGCCTTTCTTAAATGCCTGAATTGCGGCTGTTTTAAATGCCATTTCAGAGGAATCAACCGGATGATAAGAACCATCGTATAAAGTTGCTTTCACACCGACAACCGGATAAGAAGCTAAAGGTCCTTTTAAAACTGATTCCTGAATTCCTTTTTCTACTGCCGGGAAATAGTTTTTCGGAACTGCACCACCAACAACGGTCTGTTCAAATACATAAGGAGTCTCTAAATCACCAGATGGTTCAAATGTCATTTTTACATGACCATACTGTCCATGTCCACCGGACTGTTTCTTATATTTTGCATCTACGTCGGCTTTTTTACGAATTGTTTCTCTAAATGGAACTTTTGGTTTTGAAAGCACAATATCTACTTTATAACGTTCTTTTAATTTACTGCATACAATGTCAAGATGCTGTTCTCCGATACCATACATCAAAGTCTGACGGTTTGCAGAATCATTTTCAATCCGCAGTGTCTGATCCTCCTGCATCATTCTGGAAAGTGCCTGAGATACTTTATCTTCATCGCCTTTATTCACAGTTTTATAACGTTTGCAGGTATATGGAACAGAAATCTCTGTCTTTCCAAACACAACAGGAGTCGTTCTTGTAGAAAGAGTATCACCTGTTGCCACTGTATTTAATTTTGCAATTGCACCGATATCACCGGCATGAAGTTCCGGAACTTCAATTGGTTTTCCACCCTGTAATACATAGATTTTTCCAGGTTTTTCATCTGCATCTTTTGTTGGATTATAAAGAGTATCTTCCCCTTTGATAACACCTGAGCAGACTTTAATCAGAGAATATTTTCCAATGAACGGGTCAACAATTGTTTTAAATACATAAGCAGATTTTGCTTTTGCAAAATCATAATTTGCTTCATAGATATCATTTGTTTTCATATTCATTCCTGCACAGGTTTTCTGAGCCGGACTTGGGAAATAACCGCAAATATCATCAAGCAGGTTTGCAACACCCTGTACATTTACGGTAGAACCCATGCACACCGGAATAATACTTCCATCAGAGATATTCATTTTCAGAGCTGCGGAAACTTCTGCTACAGAGAATTCTTCTCCTGCAAAATAACGCTCCATAAATTCTTCACTGATTTCTGCAACAGATTCCATTAAGATATCATGGTATTTTTCCAGATATTCTTCGAGGTAGTCCGGAACCGGACATTCTTTTTTCTGTCCTCTTTCAACGTAGCGTCTGCCGGCCTGTTTTACGATATTTACATAACCAACAAACTGTTCATTTTCACGAATCGGCATGTGAATCGGTGCAATTTTCTTTCCATACAGTTCCGTTAAGTCTTCTACTACTTTACGATAACTGACATGGTCTAAATCCATCTCTGTTACAAAAAACATACGCGGCAGATTATATTTTTCGCACATCTCCCATGCTTTTTGTGTTCCGACCTGAACCCCTGCTTTTCCGGAAACAACGATAATTGCTGCATCTGCTGCTGCCACTGCTTCTTCTACTTCCCCCACGAAGTCGAAATAGCCTGGTGTATCCAGCACATTAATTTTTACTTTTCCCCATTCGATTGGCACTACTGAAGTTGTGATTGAGAATTTTCTTTTGATTTCCTCTTTATCATAATCACTGACCGTGTTACCATCTGTAACTTTACCTAAACGGTTTGTTATTCCTGATAAATAAGCCATTGCCTCGACCAGACTTGTCTTACCGGAACCGCCGTGACCAAGCAGGACCACATTTCTAATTCTGTCACTTCTAAAAACGTCCATATGTAATACCTCCTAAAATTTAATATGTATATATTTTACTAAAAAAAAAACAATTTTTCAAGTATTTTATTCAATTTAAACAAGGTATTTTTTCATTTCTTTTCATTTTCATTATGCAAAGTGCCAACGCAACGCTTTAAAGCGTCAAACCGTTGACTTTTCTTTCAAGATGTCATAAAATAGTTATGTTTGACAGACTTGTGCCGTATTTGATTAATTTTTGACGACACTGCATCAGTCTTGTCTGATTACCGAAAAAAGAAGGAGATTTTCATGGAAACGACAACAATTGGTTTTATTGGTCTTGGGTTAATCGGTGGTTCTATTGCGAAAGCCATCAAAAAATTCCACCCAGATTATCAGATTATCGCATACAATCGAACACGGGAAACTTTAGACGATGCTGTCTTTGAAGGCATTGTTGACATTGCCTGCGAAGAAATGGACAGCAAATTTTCGCTCTGTGATTATATCTTTCTCTGTGCCACAGTAGACTACAATATTGAATGTTTAAAATGGCTGAAAACGAAAATCCGTCCAGGCTGTATTTTAACAGATGTCGGCAGTGTCAAAGGAGAAATTCACAAAGAAATCACGAAACTCTCCATGGCCGCAAATTTTATCGGCGGACATCCGATGGCAGGAAGTGAAAAAACAGGTTACGCTTATTCTTCCGACCATTTAATTGAAAATGCTTATTATATTTTAACACCGTCAGAGGAAGCCAGTCTGGATAAAATCAGCCGGTACAGCGAACTGGTAAGCTCGATTGGAGCACTTCCTATGATTCTTACTGCTCAGGAACATGACTATATTACTGCGGCAATCAGTCACTTGCCTCATGTTGTTGCTTCTTCTCTTGTCAATCTGGTTCAAAAACTGGATTCTTCAGATGAACACATGAAAAGTATTGCAGCCGGAGGATTTAAGGACATTACCAGAATTGCTTCTTCCTCCCCTTATATGTGGCAGCAGATTTGTCTGGAAAACCCTGATAACATTTCCAAAGTATTAGATGAATTTATCCGCTTAATTGTACAGGCAAAATACCTGATCGACCAGAAAGATTCCAATGGGCTTTATCAGATGTTTTCTTCTTCAAGAGACTATCGAAACTCTTTTGATAACACTTCAAGCGGTCCAATCAAAAAAGAATTCGCACTGTACTGCGATATCGTAGATGAAACCGGTGCAATTGCCACAATTGCAACCATTTTGTCCATGAACGGAATCAGCATTAAAAATATTGGCATTCTTCATAATCGTGAATTTGATGAAGGTGTTTTAAAAATTGATTTCTACGATGAAGAAGCCCTGAAAGCCGCTTCTGAGCAGCTTAGAAAACGAAACTATATTATTTATGAGCGTTAGGAGTTTACAATATGTTATTTCATAAATCCCATCCTCTAAAAGGAGAAATTACCGTACCTGGAGATAAATCCATCTCCCACAGAGGCATTATGCTTGGTGCTCTTGCCAATGGTACTACTTCGATTACAAACTTTTTAAAAGGTGCTGACTGCCTCTCTACCATTTCCTGTTTTCAAAAAATGGGGATTGAAATTGAAGAAACAGAAAATGAAATTCTGGTTCATGGAAAAGGACTGCACGGTTTAAGTGCTCCAAAAGAAATTTTAGATGCCGGAAACAGTGGTACAACGACAAGATTAATTTCCGGTATTTTAGCCGGACAAAACTTTTCCTGCGACCTTACCGGTGATGCTTCGATTCAAAAACGTCCAATGAAACGTATTATGACACCACTCTCTATGATGGGTGCTGATATTACCAGTGTTCATAATAATGGATGTGCACCACTTCATATCAAAGGTGCGCCGTTAAAGGGAATTTCCTATCAGTCTCCGGTTGCTTCTGCCCAGGTAAAATCCTGTGTGCTTTTTGCAGGGCTTTATGCAGATGGAAAAACCAGTGTTACCGAACCATTTTTATCCCGTAATCATTCCGAGCTGATGCTTTCCTCTTTTGGTGCTTCTGTTCAAACCTGCGGTACAACTGCAACAATTGAACCGGAACCAGTCTTAACCGCTCAAAAAGTAGAAGTTCCGGGAGATATTTCTTCTGCTGCATTCTTCATTGCAGCCGGACTTTTAATTCCAGGTTCTGAGCTTTTAATCAAAAATGTAGGAATTAATCCAACTCGTGATGGAATTTTACGTGTCTGCAGACAAATGGGAGCAAACTTAGAATTGCTTAACACAAGAACGCAATGTGGTGAACCAGTCGCAGACATCCTTGTAAAACACAGCGAATTAAATGGAACCGTTATTGAAGGAGATCTGATTCCAACTTTAATTGATGAACTCCCAGTTATTGCAGTTATGGCTGCCTGCGCAAATGGAGAAACAATTATCCGAAATGCGGAAGAATTAAAAGTAAAAGAATCCAACCGTCTTGAAATTATCGTTCATCATTTAAGCGAAATGGGATGTGATATTACCGGCACAGAGGATGGAATGATTATCCGTGGAGGAAAACCACTTCATGGTGCTGTTTTAGACAGTCATCTCGACCACCGTATTGCCATGTCCTTTGCAGTTGCCGGACTGGTTGCAGACGGTGAAACAGAAATTACCAATGCAGATTGTGTTAATATCTCTTATCCGGGATTCTATCGTGATTTGCTCCGCTAAATAAACGATTTCCTTTTTGTTTTAATCAAGTCAAAAATAAAAAGATGTTCTGCCACGTTTCTTAGTGAACAGAACATCTTTTTTATAAATCTCTTTTTCTATCAAATCTTAATTTAATCATGAATATACATCGCATCCCCCATGTAGAGGGCGTGCCTTCATTTCACTACTTATGTACCGCTACTTTGTAGCTCCTTCTTCCTATTATAATAACCGACTTTACGCCAGTTGGCAAGTCAGTAGTTTACTTTTCTTCCGCAGGTGCAAATAACTCACTTGTTCCGTCCAGAACTCGCTTCTCCTCATCCATCTCAAAGAACCACCCAAACAATTTGAGGGCTTCATACCCTTTCAGCAGTTTATCCGCCTTTTCTTTGGCGTAGCGTCCGCTATAATCATAGGTTTCTCCTACCGTATTCATCGACCCATGCAGAAACACAAGCATTTGATGTGTGATGCTCAATCCTTGGAACGTCTCAGTTGCCTGCTTTCTCTCTTCTTCGCTGTACTTCCACTCATCGTCCTCCAGGAAAAAGCCTCTCGCAATCGAACCGTACAGACCGTAACCAATCAGCACAAGGGCTTCCCAGATTTTTTCTCTCGCTGCGTTTTCGTCCTTAAGAGCCGGGATTTTTCCAAAAATAATTCCGGAGATAAAATCTTTTCTTCTGGCAGCACTTCCTTTCAGAATTTCCTTTACCTCTTTTGACTTTCTATCCTGCTCTTTCTTCGCCAGCTCTTCTTTTGTCAGCTTCTTCTTTTCCTTCGGAGCTTTCGTAACGATTCTCAAATCTCGCCATGTCTCATACCAGTACATCTGCCCTTTCTGCTCTGGCAGTTCAATCTCATCCGGCACATCGTCTGTCAAGTTAATCTCTATCACCGTTTTCCACTTTCCATTGTACATCTGCTGGGAATACTGCTCCGGTGCTTTCTCTACTCCCATCTTTTTCAGCTTCGCTTTGAGCTTCTTTGCGTTCTCTTTCTTCTTAGCATTTGTAATCTCGTTCTGAACCCGGCTCACAATATCTCTGGAGCTGCTGGCCTTATCCAGAATCTCATTTCGCATTTCTACATCCTTGATTTTCTCCAGTTCGTACAGGTCTTTCAATGTGAGCTGAAAAGCATCGTCCTGCTGCTTCTCTTTCAATTTCTCCTGGTCCAGCTTCGCAATATTCAGCCTATGCCGGACGGTTGATTTACTGAATCCGGTCTTTTCTGCAATCTGGTCTTCCGTATCTCCCAAATCGAGCATCATCTGGAATCCCTGGGCCTGTTCCTGGATGGTAAGGTCTTCACGTTGAATATTCTCCAACAGCATGATACCTACTTGCTCTTTACGGGAAATCTTGCTTCTAATCTGGCATGGAACTTCTACCAGGCCTGCTAATTTTGCCGCCTCCAGTCTTCTATGTCCTATCAGTGCATGGAAATCACTGATTACCGAAACCTTATCGGCATCCGGCTGATCTTCCGGGTCTGCCGTCAATGCACTTGCCGGAATAACCGTCAAGTTCTGCATGACTCCATGCTTCTTCATTGATTCTGCCAACTCTGTCACATCTCCGAGGTCTTTTCTCGGATTATCCGGATGCGGATATATATTCTCCACTCTGATTTTTACAACTTCACTGCTCTCCATTACTTTTCCTCCTTTTTCTTTTCAAATTTCAGACCCAGCTTTTTCCCGTCTTCCAGAATCCTCTGCATCTCTGCCTCATACTCTCCAGCACTCCGCACCGGTGCAAACGTCATTCTAGTGCCGCTCTTTGTTGGTTTTCCCATTTTCTGCAGTACCGCACCTTTTGTCTGGAGTTCATCCAGTCTGATGCTGATGACTGCAATCTGATAGAATCTCTCTTTCTCATCGAACAGCTTTTTTGTCATCCCCGGAAACATCGTCTGATATTTCATGATTGTGATCTTGTGTTCCATCATCGCCCTCCTTCACATTACTCCGCCGGGAACTCATACACGATGTTCTTCTTGTACATTGCCGGTCTTGTTGCCTGGGCCGCAGTGTCGAAGAACTCAACCGTATAACATTCATTTTCATATGCTCCGCAGAAATCTTTCAGCACCTGCAAGCACCGTTCCTTTGTCTGATACTCTGCAATCTCTTCCAGACAACCATCAGATATGCAAATTGTGTGTCTGACGGTTTCCTTCTTTCCCTTGTGGTCTACCTGTTCTGAATATTCCAAGGCGTTAAAGGCTCTTCCGAACCACAACACCTTCTCTTTATTCTGGCTTACAATCAGCATCTTCCTCTTCCTCCTGCTCCCAGAACTCATTTACAACTTCCTGGACTACTGCATATTCCAGATCACCGTTATTCTCCAACATTCTATCCTCTAACTTCTCTGAAATAGAAATGAACACCTTCTCCGGAAGTTCGTCTACACTCTCTCCTGCCGCAGCACACACATCTTTTCCCCACTGTACTTTTTCAGACTTTTTTCTTTTCTCGTATTCATGTTCTGCATACGCATCCGCAAGGTCCAGAACCGCATTCAGTTTATTGTTATCCGGCTCATCCCGGAACATATCTTCCAACTCTCTCATAAGTTCTTCTCTATCCATTTTCTCACACCCTTTCATTCCATTTTTCTCTTGCCTCTTTCTGCGCAAGCTTCTTGTGTCCGTTCCAGTCCCTCACTGATACATGAGGTCCGAGACTTCCGCACTTCGAGCAACAAACTCTATATCCGTTGTTACCCATCCTACGGATTCCCACTCTTCTATCTCTGCAACCGCAGAACGGGCATGGTTCCAGCTTTACCAAATTATTCTCCATGACTCCTCCTGTCTGCCCTTAATTTTCTCCGGCACATCTTCTTGTGCTGCCACATCCCTGCAGAACCGCTCCGAACAACTGAAATCCGTAAATGAACCCCTGCATTTCTGACTCTATCGCCACATCGTATACCGCAGACGTTATCGCCGTATCAGCTTTCGCACCCGGAACCTGTGCTTCCATAACCGCTCTCAGCCGTTCGTAGGCCTGCGTCAGTTCCGGAATTTCCCGGTTTTCGCCCTTCGGACCAGTAATAAACTGATTGAACAGTTCCCGGACGTCCTTATATCCGTTCTCCGCATCCTCCACCAGTTTCTGACCGCTTACCCGGCAACGAAGCTCTTTTTCCATCTTCTCAATGCCGGTCTTCTTTTTACCGTAGCATCTATCTCTTTTCATTCTCGTCAGATAGAGCTTGCAGGCTTTTTCAGTCAGTTCCCACATCGGGTACTCCTGGTGTCTTGCCTTGAACTGTGCCATTTTGAACTCTGTCTGCTCCATCGGTTCCAGCTCCACGATAAGCTGTGCGATTCTGCGATATGTAACCGAGTGATATTCCTGGAACATATCCGCCACCTCCCGGCTTGTCATGATGGTTTTTCCAACCTCTACCGGCTTCTCTTCCTCACATACATCCACCACTGCCATCTGTGAGATAATCTTCTTTACATCGTCCATCAATTCTACGATCTGCTCGCTTCTCTTCATAACCTGCCAGCTCCTTTCTTCAAAGCACATAACGTACAACACGCTCCGTCGAGTTTGCTATGGCAAATCACGCCTGCATCCTCCGGTCTTTTCCAGCAAAGTGCTCCACATACCGGGCAACGCACCTTTTCCCATCCTTCCTTTCCTTCCGGCACACTGGCTAACAACGGCATACACAGCCAACCGCCTCTGTCCGATTCTTTCCTCGGTTCAATCTTCATACCGCTTTTCCCCCTCTCTCATCCAATAATTTTTTCAGCTCTTTTACAACCGGATGCCAGCTTCTGGTTCCTCTCACTCTCCGGTACACATCAGCCAGAACTGCATCGCCGCCAGGAACAAAGGCTTCCATTCTGGCCTGGGTCATTCTCATATCGTGGAACCCATCCGTAAATCTAAGTTCATCTCTGTCTTCGTATAAAACAACTCTCTTTGCTCCCAGACGGCCCCAGGCTTTGACATTTACCGTCCGCTCCGTTCTCTTCATCACACATCTCCCTCCTTTGCAAATCTGCTGTTGAGGCTTTCCATGATTGCCTCCAGTCTCTTCGCTCCGATTCCCGGTGTCTCGCTGATTGCTTTCTGCACTTCCGTAATGTCAATCCCAGGAACTGACCGCCTGCCCTCCTCATACGCTGTCTGGTACAGATTCTTGCAGAAGTTCTCAAACTGCTGCCGGTCCATCTTCTTCACTCTTTTATAATCTTCTCTCCGGAGCATATAGCCTGCTCCGGATTTCATATTTCTTGACTTATTCATGATCTCTGCCTCCCTACTTCGCCAGCTTCTTCATTGTCTTAAAAAATTTCTTCATGCTCTTCATAAACTTTTTCATGCTCCACACCTCCTCAAATCACTGACAAATCGCTATATTTTTGTACTGCTCAACATCCATGTTTTCTCCTGTAAAGCAGTGTCCTCTATACTCCCACATTCCTTTTCCGACCTTTAAAAAGGTGGCATATGTTTCCGAATACCGCTTTGTTTTCGGATTCACTGCGGTACTATGCGGTTCTCCCACCTGGAAATATCCCATTTTCATCGTTCTGGGTGGCAGGATATTCAGAAAGTAGTCAGCTACTCCTTCATCCACCACTTCTCCCGGCTTACAATATTCATCCCAACTTCCGCAGTCGCTCTTACACCAACCATCAATCGTTTTCAGTTCCATCTTTAATGCACTTTTCCTTCCTCTCTTTTACTGAGTAATCCTGTTTTTTCTAAAGCATCTGCCGCAGGCAAGGCTCTTATCTTTCTCATAATGTCTAACAATGTTCCATAATTCTTGGGAATACCATCATCACACTTAATATCTTCAATGAGTTTCAGCACATCTCGCCTGCGGATTAAATCGTTCTCTGCAACGTTCCCTTCCTTCTCTGCATTCTGCTTTTTGGGTAACACAAACTTGATATAATAATCTGCGTAACCATATTTTCTTATAAGTTTGCATCTTTCCTTTTCTCTGGTTCTCGGTCTATTGTTCATTAGCACCCTTCTCTCTTTCTGATTTCCGAAGATGCCTTGTCAAGTGCCTTTAATAATCTCGGAGATGCAGTGACCTCTTCCCAGGTCAGTCCCAGGCTATCCAAAGTGTCTTCAAAATCTCCGGTATATCCGTACTCGTGATTATCCAGTTCATACTTAAACATCTGGTAAAGAAAGCCGGTTCCATCTTCGTCAGCCGCCTTTGCTGCCTCCATCTCGGCGTTGTGCCGGTCCAATACCTCATGGAAATGCTCGTGATCTTTCTTCTGGATGAACCCACCGCCCGGAATCCGATAAATCTTATCCAGGTCTTTCTCCGGGTCAAGTCCCCATTTTCCCATCATTTCATCAAACTGCTTATCTGAGAACGCAAACCCCAACGGCAGCTCATTGAACTCTTTCTGCTGTCTGTCTCTTAACTCTCTATAGCTCTCCATCTTAACTTTCCTCCTCAAACTCTGCCATCTTGCTTCTGTCAAATTTCATTGCCGGATATTCGCAGTAACCGCTTCTCCGAGTACGCCCGGTTCTCTCCGCAAATCCGTTTTCTTCCAGAAGAGCTACCGCCCAAGGGCAATTATTGGTGTCAACATACGCCTCATCTTCTGCCAACGAATGATCGCACAGGCAGGTGGTTACTCTCGCAATAGGTCCATCCCATCTGTTATAAATTTCAACAGCAACGCTATTGTCTTCCACATACTTACCGACTCTTAACTTACAGTCCTTATACTCTGAATACTCCGTCTTAACATTCAAACTTGCCATATCAGTTCTCCTCTCTTCCCATTTCCTGGGATAACTGTTTTCTGATTTCCAACTCCGGTGCATCTTCTCTTTTTAATCTGCTCAGACACATTCCACTGTCATGTACCGTAAAATGAATATAACCTTCTGCACTCAATGTAATGCTTACCAGCTTTTCTGCCGTTCCATGCTGGCCTGCAATCTCCGTCAGCTTATCCAGTACCGGCATTACTTCCCTGCTCAGTTCCGCAAACTCTGCCTGTCTCACTTCATTTCCTCCTTTACTCTGGCGAACATATCAAAATCCTCGCACATATCGCATTCACTGCTGCTTAAAATATTCTGGCAAACCTGGCATTTCGGGTTTAACCGTCTGTAATAATCCGGATGATTCTTTTTCAAATCCTCAATCGTGAACAGTGCCACTTTTCTATCCTGCATACTCTACTCCTCATGCTTTTTCAGAATCCCCTCTGCCTCTTTTAGCAGAGCAAGGTATTTATCATTCTCCTTTTTCAATTCCTCTTCCTTCCGCTCCTTTTCCTTGTAAAACTCCTCATTTTTCAGCTCATCTTCCCACCCATTGATGAACTGCCGCAGCTCCCGGACATTGTTAAATCCGCACTCATCTTCATAATCGTTTCTGGCAGTGAAGATGATGTACTTCTTTTCTCTGCGCTTATCGTCAATGGCAACCCCAAAATACAATTCGTCTCTCCGTTCCTCGTCAAGCGGCTCAAATCTCACATCATCGTAAAGTGGACCGACCATCGGGCAGTTATTCTTAAACCACACCCTGTAGTTATCCAGAATGTAATCACTCGTAATCCCTTTTAAGATGCTCCAGATTTTTGCTAACCGGCCTGCAAGTGCTTTTTCATCGCAGAACCAGTCATACCATCCGGCCTCAATCTGGGTCTTTCTGTCTTTTGCAAGGAAATCTCCCTTGCGGTATCTCTCACAAAACTCTCTCAGCGTCATGTCCGCCATCTCTATTCCTCCTCGTAATCTTCGTAATCAATATCTGCATACTCACAGATACCTTCATAGCTCGTGCCGTTCTCATACATATTTTTCAATGATGCTCCAAATATTGTGCCATCCCACTGTCTGATTTTGCTTTCAATCTCTTCATTCAGCCGGGCATTGCTTCTGTCTGCCATACTCTCACTCCTCTCCTACATTTCCAGATGCTCAATTTTAATGGCTTCGTCTACTGCATCTGCTCCGTATCTTTTTTTCAGATAAGAAACTGCCACATCCCACTCATGCGGATTGTTGACCGTCTCAAATAATTTCTTAGCCTCTGTAATGCACTGTTCCACTACCAGGTCTCCTTTCGCAACTCTGATGATTCGCTTTCTCAGCTCCTCCACCTGTCTCTGTGCCTGTGCCATTGCCCGGTCAAGCGTCTCTGCATAGTTCGCAGCCTCCATCATATTCTTGATGATTGGCATTCCAAGGACCTTATACAACTCTGCTATCTGTTCCTTACCCTCTACCTCGCTGATGGACGGATGCCATGTATACACATGCTCCACGATGGAATAATCTTTCTGGCTTATCTCAGCCCCAATTCTCTTTTGAAATTCCTGTTTTGTCATACCTTCTACGCCTCCTCAACTTTCTTGTAATCTTCCAGGATGCTCAACAGCGTCCCTTTTCCAATTCTGAACTTCTGCTTGTGCCCGCATCTGGTTCCCATATAATTGACAACCGTTCTTTCTGGAAGCTCATGCTTTATGTACTGGATTATGTAATAATGACCATCTCCATGATGAACAACGTCTATGTATTTGTGCTCATTCCGGATGTTCTGGTATGTAGCCTTTTCAGTTCTGTTTGCTCTTGATCTCTTTGCCATATTCTTCGCTCCTTTGAATTATTACTTCGATTTTGCGAACCTTGCAGGTAAAAAAATAAGCCTACTTCCAACAAAGCTCTCTTACTTTGTCTGCTCGGCTACCAAATCCATACTTTTCAAGCATCTCCAAATCTGCTTTCACTGCCTCATCTTCCAGCGTGCATCCACAATCACTCAAAGAATACAGCTCATCTACGATTTCATCAGCAATGCTTTCTTCTCCAGCTTCCAGGGCTTTTTCAATGAACACCCACAGCATCTTCTGTGCTGCATCCCATTCCGGATAACCAAATTCATTTTTATCTCTTTCACTTAACAGGCTTCTGTATATTACTAATGCGTTCATCTTGACTACCTCCGTTTGTATCGTGTATTTGTTTTGTTATTTTGTAACTTTATTATACTTCTATTTCTCGAACGTGTCAAGTGTTTTACTTCTATTTTTCAATTATTTTTACCAGGGCGATTTCATATCCCAACGCACTTACGATTTTCTCCAACGTATCACAGCGAATACCGCATTTGCTTCTGGAAATAATCTGGTTCGCATACTGTCTGCTCACCCCGATTTTCTTTGCCAGGTCCACTGGTCGCAACTCCTCAACTTCCAGAACCTTTTTTATCAGCTCGTTGCAGTCAGTTCCTCTAATTTCTTCCATCCTCTACCTCTCTTTCAATCCAATCAGCAACTATCATTCCACAGTTATCAGCTATCTGATACAGAATCTCCGTATCATCCCAGGTGTAATTGTTCAGAAAATCTGCCAGGCTCTCCCACCCCATTCTCTTCACAATCCGCTTCGCATCGTTCTTTTTAATCTCGAACCAGGTCAAGTGTTCATCCTTAAATCTGACGTCCCGGCATCTGTCCTGTACATAGGTTTCAAGAATCAGTCTTCCAAACATTTCCTACTCCTCCTCAAACAGCTTGCTTGCTTTCTGGGCCAGCATCTCATTTCTTCCGGATTTATCATCAAATATCCGGTGGCACTCCTCCAACAGCTTGTCTACTCTTTCCTGGGTTACTTCCAGGCCTGTACTCCGGATTGCTTCTTCCAGGTCTTCCAGATACCAATCTTCCCTGTGCCAGATAGCGTTTGCCCTGCGGTAAATCTCATCAATTATCTTCTGTCGATTTTCCTCGGTTGCCTCCAACAGCCACTCAAAATTCAGTTTCCCATCCTTGGTTGTCGGATTGTACTTTCCGGAACATCTGCCCTGCCGGTCCGTTACATAGGTCTGAACGCCCCACCACGTTTCCGGTTCTTTATCTATGAATCCCTTTCTCTTCCACATTGCCGGAAGTGAATGCTTTCCATGCGTGTTTTCGTTCTTTCGGAACTCTACTACAATTTCCTCTCCCAACGCATTTCTGTCTGCGAAGGTAAACCACCAAACCGGCGGTACTGTATGCTCACACCGATATACTTTTCTCATTTTCCTGCTCCTTTCGCTAATGATTCAGCAATCGCCTCCATCATACTCTGCGATAATTCCAGATACTGCTCTACGATATAGAATTTAGCGCTCTGCCCGTTCTCATCCCATATTTCAAAATACTGGAATCCCCGTTCTTCCTCGGCTTTATCCTCCTGCACCTTCACATACTCTCGTGCCTTATTCTCAACGATTTCATCCAGTTTCTTCATGACCGTCTCCAGGTCAATCGACACATCCACCACTGCACACCCATTTGTAAATTCGTTCTCCCAGAACCCATGCAGGACATACACCACAATTTTCTTTCCGTCCATCCTGGCATCCTCCCTATCCGTAAATAACATCATCGAATATCGCATACTGGATAATCATGTCTGCCACTGTCGCATCTACCATGCAACAATCCAGTTCATAAACGCCTTTGCTGCATCCCACAGAATCTGTCGCATCCACCAAGATATTGTACGGCTTGTCTTCATCCTCCAGATACTGTTTTACTCCGTTGAGCAACTTTTCCTTGTTCAGTTCTCTCTTCTTGCCGTCCACTGAATCATGCAGGACCAGAATTCCTCCTCTGCCGATCTGCTCCGATGCAAATTCTCCGAGATACTTTCCTTTGACTTCTGCTCGCTTGCACCAGTAGCAAATGCCGCCCTCCAGTGCCGTTGTAACAATATCGTCAATGTCCTCTGTGCTGATTCGCACGCTTATCTCAGCCTTGATTTCCTCATACTCTTTTCCCATCAGTCTTCCTCCTCACATCCTACTCTTTCTACATAGTCCACGCTGTCCGGCTCGCATTCAAATTCCGGGTATAAAGACAACCACAGTTTCTCCAGTTCGTTTATACCATTTGCGGTCAGCTCTGTTTCATCTCCATCGTTGAATCCGATTCTGTATACGCTCGGCTTCTTGCCTTTTCTGACAATGCCTTTCGCTGCTCTTCTCAGTCTCATTACTCCTTTTCCTCCACTCCGGCAAACTCCAGGATTTTCTCTCTGGCAAATCCCTCAATCACTTCCAGGTAGTTTCCCGGCCACACATCCTTGTTCGGCTCGTAGGTTTCTGTGAACTCATTCGCCCAGTCAACAAATTTCTGTTTCCAGGTTATGCTATCAATGTCTGTCAGTGTCTCAAACAGATACTCGCTCTCGCCTTTGAGCTGTTCCAACATCATAGCTATCTCCATCAGATTTTCCGTCTGTTCGTTATATTCCAGCATCACGCCACCTCCTACTCTGTTCTTACCAATCCACCGTTTGCAGGTGCAATTCCGATACTTCCCAGTTCGGAACAATCCGGTGCATCCAGGTTCGCCACATACGCAAGTGAAATCCTCCCGTCCAGGTCTTCTCTATCCAGTTCCCACTCTTCTTCCTCTGCACTAACATACAACAACGCCAGGCATCTTCCAAACACCATATTGCTCAATATTGCAGCGTATACAATACCGCCACTTTCTTCTTCCCAGTCGGCAACAGCTTTCTTCTCCTCATCGTTCAAATCATACAGAATACCTGCCGTCTCAGATTTAAGGACCGTTCCCTGCTTTCTGAATTTTGTGATTACCTGCGGCATCATTCCCAAGCGGCACATACGACCAACCGCTTCTTCTACCATTTTTGCTCTGTCCTGCTGATTCTTTGCATCCATTATTTCTTATCCTCCATTTTCTTCTCTAAATCTTCCAGTCCGAGTGTTGCATTTACGAATGCCAGCGCACATGCGGCTCCGATACATTCTCTGATTCCGGTTGAAACTCCGACAATCAAACACACCAGCATAGCCAGTGAAAACATTCTTCTGCTTTTCTTCATTTACTTTCTGCCTCCTCTGTGATAAACTTGGTAGCACGAGGAGAACTTGTCTCCCCGGCTACCGAGCTGTTTTTCAGAACATTACTTGAACCAGGTCAAAACTGCCGTAACAACTGCTATCAGCATTGTTACTATGGAAATTACGATATGTGTCCAGCATTCATAAATTTCAATTTTGGTCTTCTTCAACTGCTCTGAAAGCAGCTCTTCTTCTTTTTCTTCAATCCTGCGTTTTCTTTTTCCCAACGGGCAATTCCTCCTTTCTCATTTGTTCTGTCCTCTGCATTCCTACGGGGTTGGAACCGTCTGACAAGCATATGTACTATTCCATCAACCTTGCCGCCTGCATTACTTTGTATCGTATATTTGTTTTGTTATTTTGTAACTTTATTATACTTCGATTTCTCGAACGTGTCAAGTGTTTTGCTTCTATTTATCAATTATTTTTCGAGCTGTCGAATTAGTGTGTGTAGCATCTTTGCAACGCAAAGTGCTATTCTTTTTTATCTCTTTATCTATCTTTATCTCTATCTCTTACTCTATCTCTAATTATGGTGTAGAAATCATGTAAGAAATCTTACAAGGTTTTATATATAGGAAATGTTTTTACTTCGATTTTTCGACTTATTCACATTATCAACATTCTTCCTGTGGATAACTTTGGAGCTCAGATTGAACTTCGCAGAATTGCATTTTTAACATATAGGTCTATAACATCGTACACGCTTCTATACCGGCTTTTAGCTCTTAGGCATAAGTTAGTATCTAAAAACGTCTATCGTTACTCAGGCACATTTCGTCAAATTTGAAGGGGATTTTTTGTGAATTTTGTATATTGATTTATTCTACGGACTTGCTCCGCAATAAAAAAGAAGCCCCGGCAGAACACCGGGGCAATGTGACATATTTTCCTTTTTGACCAAAAGAGGTGTGCTTAATTTTCTTAGTTCCTTGCCTTAAAGGCATTATTTGATGTATACCTTGCCATCGTAATAAGCAGCCATCCAACCGCTCGGTGCTTTCATCCAGATATCGTTTCCGACATTCCGAACTTCCTGGCACGTTACGACCGTTCCTGCATCCAGGCAGCCATCATTGTCCTTATCGTGTTTCTGGCCGTCAGCCGTCAACTGCGAATGTTTCTTTGCGCTGTAGTTTGTTCCTGGACCTGTACGAACTTTCAGTTCTACCTGCAAAGTGTACTCATGTCCAGCAGTGTAAGACGGAGTGTTCTTCTTTTCCGGAACACTGGCTGCTGTCTTTCCGTTGTAAGCAGAAACCAGCTTACTCTTAGATACCGGTCCGTACTTGCCGTCCTGCTCCAAACCGTAAAATGCCTGGAACGCAAGCAGAGCTTTCTCTGTGTCTCCGCCAAAAGAACCGTCTACTCCGGAACTTCCGCAGGAGAATCCGCAACCGATCAGCATTTTCTGCATTTCTTTTACTGCGTCCCCGGAATCGCCTTTCTGGAGATAATTTCTCACATTAACCGTTCCGGATGCAGATGCTGTCACTCCGGTGTAACGGTACACATGAATCCACGGCTTATTGTAATAGCTGCGGATGCAGATTTCTCTACCGGTCTGATCTCCAGACTTTCCTCCTGTGACCGTTCCTTTCTCGTTGATACTTGCGTGCACCAGTTTACCATTTCCGCAGTAGAATGCTGTGTGTCCATTTCCGAGCAGGACATCTCCACGGATCATTCCGCTACCGGTTGCCAGATCCACGGATTTTACAACATCCTTGAATCCGATTTTTGGCAGAACCTCCGGCATGTTGCCTGTATAGGTTGCTCCGCTTGACTTTGCCGGGATTCCGGCCTCTTCCAAACATCTGATTACCAGCCCGGAACAATCGTAATTCGGTTTGCCCCAACGGTCTACCTGGTCGTAACCGTGTGAATCGTCCAGGGCGATTGCCTCTGCTCTTGCTACTGCATTTTCAATTTTGCTCACTTTGTTTTCCTCCTTCTTCTGATTCTGGTAAATCTTTAAATACTGCTCCCCGTAAGAAGCCCTTGTTTTCTTCACTGCCGAACCTACATTCGCCGGAGCCTCGAACTTGACTAAGAAGATATCGGACGCTTCCTGCACTGAGGTTGCGGTCTGCAATACCTTCCAGACACTCTTATAGCTCGTCTTCAATTCGCTCAGCATGTACTCTGTCTGCGTCTTCGCATCTCCGATGGACACTCCTCTGGACTTAACCAGATCGTAAAGGCCGGCCTTTCTTCCGGCAGATGTCCACTGGCAGAATCCGTAACCGTACTGCCTGGAATCTCCCAACGGATGCAGGAATAACGCTCTCGTTATCTTTCCGGAGTCTACTGCTTCCGTGTAGGTATCGTCCGTGTATTTATAGTTCAATTTCTTCTCACAGAGATTTTCCAGATTCCGGGGATTCGCTCTGGATTCTGCGTAAATATTCCCCATAGCCGCACATGCACCATATATCGTGCAACCGGCAGCCATCAAAGCGTCAAACAAAATATCTGTGTATGTATTCCGTTCTATTGCCATTTGTAAATTCTCCTTCATTCACAAAAAAAGGGCAGGGATTTCTCCCCACCCGGTCATAAGTATGTGTCCTCTTCTGGGTCCATCTCATCATCATCTTTCGGATGCAACTGTCCCATCTTGTCCATCAGCAAAAATGTCAACGGAACGAACACCGCAAACAAAATTACCAACGGCCAGAAGATTCCTGCCATCAGCAACAGCACTATCACAAGCGGATAATTCGGCTTGCTTGGCTCATAGTACATGCCATTGTCCTGGCAGTACAGCTCTTCGTCTTCATCTTCCATCCGGCACAATGTCCGAATGCCCCAGATGTAGACCGGCTGACACAGCAAAATCCCCAAAAGGTACACCAATAGGATTTTTAAGCCCATAGCTCCTCTCTCCCTTCTCCGATCAGTTCTGAGAGCCATTTACCTTTCCATCGTCCAAAAGGTCCTTAACTTCCTTGAACCACCAGTCAATAATTTTCAGCAGTACCTCTTCGGACATGATTACCTGCAACCACTTAGGCAGCAATCCTCTTGCCTGCTGTACTACCCATTTCAGTTTCTTTTCTCCCTGGCCGGACTCTTTGTAGATATGTTCAGCGTGCAGGAACAGCTTGTACACCTCTTTCCGGATGCCATCCAGTCCCTTCGCTTTCGCATACTGATATACGACCACTGCTGTCACAACGACCAGCACTGCGATCACCAGAATCAGAACCGGAATCGGCACCTGGCTTAAAAAATTCAATAATTCCATAGAATCAATCCTCCTGTTATACTTTGTAATCTCTTGATAGTTCCCTGTAGCGTTTTTAATTGTTTGAATGGGGAAATTATTGCCTAAACGCTATAAAGGCGAATATCGGGCAAATATAGCCTTCTATTTCATTCCCCTGTGATATGGTTCACTCCCTGCCTTGTCAGAAAATTCTCCAGATCATGTTTCTGCTCCAGCTCATAATTTAATGCAGCGTGCATATCTCCGTTGCACTTCGCATCCGGAATCCTCTGCACCGCCTTTGCTGTAGCTTCTGACAAACAAAGAGAACCGTCCAGAGCTTTCAGCATCATGTACTGGAGCTTTTCACGGTTCTCTTCTTTCTCATCCTGTTCTCTCTGCCTGCATGCACGTTCGTTCTTTTCGACTTCCGCCCGTTCTCGGATTCGCTTCTCCAACAACCAGAAACAAAATGCCACGATTGCGGACGGGATACCGGCAGCTATCAATAATTCCATTGGTATCTCCTTCCTGCTATTTCGGATTTTTGGAACTAATCTACCTTTTCGGCTGCGCTCGTATCTGCATAGGCTGTCCCTCCTCTGTTCTCAAATGTTATCTCATCATCGTCACAGTCTACATACTTCCGGCACGCATACTCAACAATGTCAAGATCTGCCTCTATTTCTTCCAGGCTCTTTGTCGGTGTTCCCTTGACCAGAAATACCAGGTCATAGATTGCCGACCAGAGCTTTGAAATAATCTGTAGCTTTGTCATTCTCTTTCTCTTCTCTCTTCCTTTTTCCGGAACAAATGATAATGCGGCTTCTCCTCTCCAAAAAACACCCACCGGATATAATCATCCAAGAAGATTCCAAGTGCTGACAAAAAGAACCACAGCACTGTGAACTGAGGGCATATCTGACCAAGAATGTTTCCCGGCATATTGCTGTAATCCCACATATGCAGTCCGAGCCACACGTTCAGAATCAATCCGAACAGAAATTCTATTGCTGTGATTCCTGCCGCCGCAATCAACTGTTGCAGAACCAGTGGCATACATCGGTTCTTCTCATTGATTGTACCGCAGATAATGAAACACAGACCTCCGCAGACCACCATTGCCGGGAATGAATAACCCCGGAAGATGATCTCTAGCAAATAATAAATGCTCCCTCCAAAAAGAAAGAGCATTGGATACTTGATTATGTTTTTCATTACGAGATACCTCCGGATGCCAGAATCTTCATGTAGTCTTTCAGTACTTCATTCTGGAACTCTTCCGGAATTTCTGCACCCCACTGGATCTGCTCCAGATCACTTGCTTTCTCTGCCGACTTGATCCACATATTCATGGCATTACAGTATGTCGTATTATAGGACACGAAAAACATTGCCCGGTCAACGATATTCTGCATATCTGCCGCAGTGAAATATTTACATGGCTGTCCGTCTTCGTGATACTCTAACTTCTCCATACCGGCTAAGAGCTGCATTTTCTTTCCGAATAAGTTGATCTGGTCTTTTTCGGTCAAGCTGAAATGCTCTGTGCCGGTTGAGATTTCAACATCAATCCCGGCATATATTGTCTTCTCACATGCCTCACTCGCATTGCTGTAAGCCTGCATACGCAGTTCCTCCAGACTGTATCTATCTGCCAGCTCTCCCTGTGTAATCCCTTCGCCTTTGCTGTACCAGTAGTCGAAATCTTCCTCAATAGATTCCTTCGATGCTTTCTCACCGGTCACTGCAAAATACACTTCATCTGCTGTATACTGGATTCCCTTGTTCTCTCCAACATCTTCCGCATCCTGCTTCTGAATGTTCTTTCGCAAAAATACGTCTGCTACACCGGAGCTTCGCAGGTAATATTCCATGCTTTCAATTTGTTCTGTGCTGCATATTACTGTCAACATGCCAATGCCTCCTTTGCTCTGTTTCTTTTACTGAGATAGCTCAGTCTTCTTTTGCAATATTTCTGTAATTCTTCAATTCCATATTTCTCCATAAACTGATGCAGGTTGCTGTTCTTAAACCAACCGTAATAAGATACTGCTCTCTGTGCCATCCTCTGGGTTACCTCATATCCTTTCATCAAGTAGGTTTTGACTTTCTTAAAAGCTCTCCTGCCCTTTAAAAAGATATGATCTCTCAGCACTGTGCAGGTTCTCTTGTACACATATCCTGCCAGATCCGCCGGGCAACCGTGGCTCACTCCATACTTGTCCTCATATTCGACATAATAGAACCTCCACGATTCCTTAAATTCCAGATGCAGTTTTTCTTCCAGGCACTGCTGTATTTTCCGGAATGCCATCATAAGATATTTCCGATTAGAGCCACTCAGAAACACATCATCCATGTACATTGCCTGGTGGCTCAACAATCGGACCTTGACCGGACCATTTCTGCGTGACCTTCTGGTAACGGTCAATTTGCTTTCTGCATAATGATACAGATAACTCATATAATAATTTGCCAGGTCTTTCGAGATAACTGAACCGACAAACAATCCTTTGTCTTTCTCTTTCATTATCAGCAACAGTTTTCTTGTCAACCACAACAACGGCTTATTCTTGTGAATATCCCTTTCCAACATTGCTATCAGCACATCAATGTCTATATTCTGATAGCATTTCCGGACATCACACTGAATCGCCACTTTCGTTCCCTGTGGATCTGTCCGAATCCACTTCTCAATTCCTTTCTTCGTATAGAGCTGACCTCTGCCTTTGATGGATGCACACTGCCATGTTCCGAATTTCTTCTCAAACAATTCCTGCAGTCCAAGGTCTGCCAGATGGTCAAATATCTGGTGCTCATACGATTCTATTTCTAAGTTCCTTTCTTTCTGTTTTACCCCTTCAATGACCGTCCTTGATACAGTCGGCGGCAAACTCAATTCTCTGTTCATCAATCTGTTATTTAATTCCAGTGCCAGATTGTGCACTGCTCCATCAAGCATATGCTTATTTCCAGTTTTCAAGAGCTTTAGAATCTTCCCAGGCGTATACTCGCAATGTCGGGAAAGCAGATTCCGTATATCCCGGCGTTTCCACTTTCCCTTAAAGCAATTCCGTATCGCCAGCTCCATCATCGAAACATCTTCGATATCTACATTCTTACAATACGTCTTCATCTATGTAAATTTCTGAATACTCCTTCTGAATCTCAAGACCTTTCGGTTTTACTACTAAGCCCACTCCGTACCCACTGTGTTACGAAGTCCGGTTGCCCGGTGCTGGTTCGACAATTTCGCACACGTGCAGGATGCTTTTCAGCATGCCGGATCAGTTTCAGATGCTGTCCGGCGAAGTACGGCATACCTCGAATAATTATTCAGAGTGACGAGCCGAGATGTT